TGCGACGATTAAGGCAGAATTTAAGGCAAAGGTGCTTGACGATCCAGAGGACAGAGTGTTCGACGTTGGCGTGAGTTTTGACGCCGGGCCGGTCGAAACTTGGTTCGAGAGCGAGGAAACTTATCAAGAAATGCGACAAAGAGCGGCCGAGGGGCTCGTCACAAGTGTTTCTGAATTGTTTCAGTTTGCAGACGGTGAACTGATCGATGTTTTATTGTTGGAGTGTAGTGAACCGGCTATGTTGACTAAACCGACGAAGTACACCGTGCGTTTTATCTTTCAGCCGTCTGCGATGGTCGTAAGTCATTGATTTTTCGTTAAGTGTACCGCGTGTACCACGGCAAAATGCGACATTGGGACGGGTGGCCGGTGCGCCGGGTGATCGAAAAGTGCCCCTACTGTATAAGGGGGTTTTTGAGATTACAATTGTCAAAAGTGTACCGCGTGTACCGCGTGTACCGGGGGGTAATTTTTTAATTGACACTTGTAACGAGATTTTCGATTTTAGGTGCGGTACAGGCGGTACGTTTGGTACAGACCTTTAAAATCAAGGACTTAGGTGTACCGCGGGTCGAAAAAGGTGCGGTACAGGCGGTACAGTGGAGCGGTGGCTGAAAGTGTTGCGGAGATGTTACAGACCCGACCCCTCTATCAGCGTGCGCGCGAAACGAAAAAATTGACCCCAAAAATCCAGTATAGGAAATTGACAAAATGCTCAAACGCATCGCAGTCACCGGATCCCGCACCGCAGGCGAAGAGCACTACGCATTCGTTGCGACAGCGCTCGATACCCTGTTCCTGAACACGCCCGTAGAATCTCGCGTCGTGATCCACGGGGGACAGACCGGAGTCGACGCTATGGCCGATCTGTACTGCCAGCGAATCGGGGCACAACCTGTCGCCTGTGAGATCCCGCAAATCCGCTGGGACCGTGTCGGACGAAAAGCGGGCCCGATGCGCAACGCCCTGATGATGACATTCGAGCCCGAGTTGCTCGTTGCCTTCCCCGGCGGCTCCGGCACCCGATCCGCGATCCGGATAGCCCGGTCGAAGGGCATTGCGATCGCGCGCTATGAATGGAGCGACGAATGAAAGAAAAACCGATCTGTGACCGTTGCGGTCACTTCCTGATGAAGACGCACCGCAGACGGCAACCGGTGCCCGGCTTCTCGGTGGTCGACGCGATTGTCGGGCCGGCCGATGCACCGACCGAGCCGGAACCTGTTAAGGTCGAAGCGCTCTGGGTTTGTCGGTCGCGCCGAACTCCCGGATCCGTGTGCCCGGGTGAGAAGTGGATCCTAGAAGGCTCGTGAATTAGATTCACGTTCTCGGCTTCCAACGTGAACGGCGTTCATGTAAGCTCGGCGGGCTTGCGCGAGATGCTACGCTTACCGAGATGGCCGAAAACAACGCCCCACAACTAGGCGCGGTCGACGAGAACGGCTTCGTCTGGACTCGACCACGTCAAATATTCGTTTCGCTTTACGTTGCCACAAACGGCGACGCGAAAACGGCTGCCCGTGATGCCAAGCTAGAAGAAGATCCCGAAGAACTCCTTGCCTGTGAATCTGTGATCACTGCCATCGAGCAGATGCAAGAGCAGATCATGATGCGGGCTTTCGAAAACCGCGACAGCATACTCGCGCGGTTGGCGAACTGGGCCGAGGCGAACGTGATGGATTTTATCGATATGGAGACCGTCACCACGAGCGACGGCCCCCGCATCGTCGGAATCAAGCCGAAGGATCTGCGCGCCCTCCCTCGCCACATGCAGCAACGTGTGAAATCCCTGAAGGTGACCTACAACGCCCGCGGCGATGCGCAGTGGGCGCTCGAAGTGCACGACGCACCGAAGGCGAACGCAGAGCTTGCCAAGTTGCTCGGAATCGACAAGGCCGACGACGGCGACATGACCGCAGCCGATCTGGCCGAGGCTATTCATGCCATGCTGAAAGAAACCGAATTCGAGTTCGAAGGCAAGCCTGAAGATGGGTGATGTAATCGACCTCGACGAGTACCTTGCCGACGGCCTGACGTGGTGCACGATGCTCGACCCCGAGGGCGACGTGCACGTCTTCCCTGTGGAGATGATCAGCGACGTTGTAAACGGCGAGCTAGACCTCGACGATATCGAAGATAAAAACGTTATCAGGGCGATCCTGTTAGATTGGCTTTGCGAATGGCAGCACGAGTCAGCCTCTTAACTCCGCGATGGTATCCGCTCAAATGGCAGGCCACACAAGAAGCGCTCGTCAGCACACCCGCGCGCTTTGCTGTTGTTCCGGCCGGCCGTCGATCAGGTAAGACCGAGAGAGCCAAACGCTACGGGATCCGCGTTGCCTACTCCCTTCCGCCCGGTGGCCGCGTCGGCTTCGGCGCACCTACCCGCCAGCAAGCAAAGGATATTTACTGGGACGATCTGAAGGCGATGATCCCGCGCTTCATGATGATCGGCGACCCGCGCGAGACCGACCTATCGATCCACCTACGCAACGGCGTCGAGATCCGCGTCGTCGGCATGGACCGCCCTGCACGTGTTGAGGGTGTGCCGTGGGACTGGTTCTGCCTAGATGAGTATGCGAACTGCAAGGAAGAGGCGTGGATGGCTCACTTGTACCCAGCACTTTCTACGCTGGGTCGCGAGGGCCGGGCATGGCTGATCGGTGTGCCGGAGGGCCGGAATCACTACTACGATCTGTACATGCGTGCGCTGGCAGATGATACCGGCGAGTGGGCAGCGTTCACGTGGAAGTCAAGCGAGATCCTGCCCCCAGCCACCATCGCAGCCGCAAAGCGGGACATGGATCCGCTCACCTACGAGCAGGAATACGAAGCCTCGTTCGTGAACTTCCGCGGGCAAGCCTACTACCCGTTCCGCCATGATCTGCAAACTCGGAAGGGCCTGCGCGACTCTGCCTACAACAAACGAGCCCCGCTGTCGTTCTGTTTCGACTTCAACGTCGAGCCCGGCGTTGCTGCGGTTGTGCAATCCTGCACCGTGACCGGTACGCGTGAGCTTCCCGACTACGAGTTCGAGGGCCGCCAGCTTTTCGGATCCCAGCCCAAGGAAGAGAAATTCTCGGTCGATGGGGACGCGGTGATCGGCGAGGTTTGGATTCCACACAACTCTAATACTCCCGCTGTATGCAGGAAATTAATAGAGGACTGGGGCGATCACGAGGGCGCTATCTGGCTGTACGGCGATGCGACTGGCGGTGCCAGGGGGACGGCGCAGACCGAGGGCAGTGACTGGGATCTGATCATGCGCGAGATGTACGCGCACTTCGGTCGGGATCGGGTGAAGCGGAAAGGCCACCGCAATCCGGCGAACGGGAAGTACCATAATCCGGCGGAACGGGCCCGGGTGAACGCTGTCAATACCCGGTTGCTGTCAGGAGATGGCACGGTTAGACTTATCGTTGACCCGACTCACGCGCCGCACGTGGTGAGAGACCTTGAAGGTGTGCGCTTGCTGGAAGGCGGAAGCGGGGAGATCGACAAAAAGTCCGATCCGGATCTGACGCACATATCTGACGCGTTGGGTTACAAGATCGAAATCGACCATCCCACGACGACCGGCCCGAAACACGCGATCATTCAAAGGGACGCTATCTAGAATGGCAGTCGACACACCGAACGCTGAATACAACGACGGTCTCGAAGACCGGGATCTTGTTGCAGCCCTCAACGCCGGCACCCCCGGCATGCGCGCTCGTGCAGGGGAATATCTTCCACGGGAGCCGAAAGAATCGGCAGCCAGTTACGCGAACCGGGCAAAGCGCACCTACCTCGTCAATTTCTATACGAAGACGAAAGAGAAGTTTCTCGGGAAGCTGATCCACAAAGACCCGGTGATCATAGAAGAGACCCCCGACGAGATCGGCGATCTCTGGGACAACATCGACAACAACGGCAACGACGTTCCGACGATCAACCGAAAGCTGGCCGACTGCGCTATCGACGACGGCATCGTCTTCGGCTTTGTCGATGCACCGCCAGACCCGAACGGCGGGCAGGAAGAAATGCTCGACGAGAACGGCGAGCCCCGCAAGCAGCAACCCCGGACCAAGGCTACCGACATGCGGCTCGGCCTGCGCCCGTACATGCGGGTGATCAAGGCGAAAAACCTGATAGCGTGGGATTACGATATTGAGGGCGGCAAGTTCACGCTGACTCAGATTCGTATTGCAGAGACGGCCCGAAAGCCTGACCCAGACGACCCCGAGTGGAGCCAGATTACCGTTAAGCGTATTCGCGTGGTCGAGCCCTTTCTGCAAACCCTGTACGAGTTTCAGGAAACTACCGACGGCGAGAAGTGGGTGATCGTTGACGAGATCGTTACCGAGTTCGAAGAAATTCCCCTGATCCCGCTGTACGCGAAAGAAACCGGCTTCCTGACCGGCGAGCCCCTGTTCAAGGATCTGGCCTATCTGAATCTGCACCACTACCAGGCGTATTCCGACTACTCGCACATCTCCCACGTGATTCAGATCCCGTTGCTCGCTATGGAAGGCGGCGCAGAGTTCGGCGAGGAAGTGGAGATCGAGATCGGTGCGAACTCGGTGATCCACACACCGGCCGGTGCCGAACTGAAGTACGTCGAGCACACCGGCAAGGCGGCCGAGGTCGGCAAGAGTTTCCTCGAATCGATCGAGGACAGCGTCGTTCGTATGGGTGCCGATATCGTGCTGAACAAGCGTACCGGGGCCAACGCTACCGCTACCGGCCGGGCCATAGACAAGGCCGAGAGCGACTCGGAGATGATGACGCTTGCCAACGCGCTCGAAAATTTCTGGCAAGAAGCCTTCACCCTGATGGCGCAGGCTTTCGGCTTGGCCGATACCCGAGACGACGAAGATTTCGGCGGCATTAACATGAACAAGGACTACAAGATCTCGATGAGCGATCGGCAGTCGCTGACCGAACTGATCTCGCTGCGGACTACTGGCGATCTGTCTCGCGAAGCTCTCTGGGACGAATTGCTGCGCCGCGGCGAATTGTCCGAGGACTTCGACAAGGACGCCGAGCAGATTCGACTCGAAGGCGAGGAAGAAGACGCCATGCAGAAGCAGGCCGACTCGATTCGCCTGATGGAAGAGGCGAGCTTGTCGGCCGACGACAACGAAGAAATGTCCGACGAAGAAGACGACGGTTAATCGTGACCCAGCTACCGCCCGACGAACTTCACACGCTCGAACCACTTCTGAAATCGTTCACCCTGATCGAGTTCGGCAACAAGAAAAACTCGACCGGCACCTACCGCGATTTCTACCGTGCCAACGGCTGCACGGCCTACGCTTCGATCGACTGGAACGGTCGCGACGGCGCACACAAGCTCGATTGCAACTACTCCCTGCACCACACCGATGTAGGATTCGAGGCCCCGGCCGACATCGTCACGAACTTCGGATTCTCTGAACACGTCAGCGATCAGCCCTCGTTCTGGCGGAACAATCACACCTTCGTGGCCGTCGGCGGTGTCATGTGCGGCGTCACTCCCTGCCCGGGCGACTGGCCGACGCATGGTATACTGCAACCGCACATCGATTTTTACTGGGATCTCGCAGAAGAAAATGGCTACGCCCCCGAAGGAATCTGGATCAACGAAGATCGACGTCGACGCACTGTCTGCTACCGTATGCAGAAGCTACGAGACACCCATTTCTCTATGCCTGCGGGATGGGAAAGTACCATCGTCCCTACCGCCAGACCTTCAGACCAAGCCCTCCGTAATTCCGGTCTCGGTTAAGACACATATCGTCTCGATGAAGAATTTCAACATCCCGGATCCAGATCCGGAACTCTTGGAACGTATTCGCGAGGCCATCGAGGCAGATCTGAACGCCGAAGCGCTGCGCTCGATGATGCAGGCAGTCGGTGGACGGCACGGTAACCCCTCAACATCGCAGGCTTGCACGGCCAAGGCAGATCCGGGTAAAATCGGGGACCTTGCGATCGTAAAAACCTCCGGAGTTGCATAAACCATGCGTAGCACACGAGTAGACCGCGACGTCGTAGGCGTCGCCCCGAAAAATACGGCCGAGCCCGGCACCGCCAAGAACGTGAACCCGCTTGCTGGCGGTTCCCGCAACGGCACACAGTCGAGCAACGTCGACGGCACGAGCAATCGCCAGATGTCCGGCACCGCCAACAACAAGGCCGGCGTCGAGAAGTCTCGCGGTGCCATCTAACCGCGCCAGACGGGTAACGGTCGGCGGGAACCCACATTCCCGCCGGCTGAAGATCGGCAACGCTGTCAGCGGCAAAGACTTCCGCCGTTCCCAGCGCAAGCGATCTCTCGCCGCGTCGATGTTCAGCAACGGGACGAGCCTGCGCACTCGAACGCAGCCCCGGTACACGACGGCGACCCGTAAGCGGTTCTGATATGCCAAGGGCAGCCGAAGCAGTACGCGACCGGCTGATCGAACACGACCTAGATCTCCGGCGCTTCATTGGCGGGCATCAACGCGAAGTTGCTGTCCGTTTGGCGCGTCTGGAAAAAGACGTCAGGGCCGCGTTGTACGAGATCGACCCGATGGGCGTGGCCGGCCCGAAGCGCCAAGCCGCTCGACTCGCTCGCCTGGAATTGAAGGTTAAGGAACTGACCGACGAAGCATTCGCTGACATCCGCCGGATGAACCGGGCGGCCTTGGTCGGCACAGTCAGGGCCGAGACACGGGCAACCGTGACGGCGATTCAAGATGGAGAGCCGGAGTAGAGCCGCCATAGCGGCAGTTTTGGTAATTTGGCTGGCATATGTGTACGCCTGTGCTACAGCACCGGCCCCGAGAGATACCTGCGAGAAGGAGCGCTACGAGATAATCCGCGCAGCGTGGACCGAGTACGAACTGAAGACGTGGAAAACTGTCGGCTTCCCGAATTGGAGACAGGAAGCTAGAAGTTGGGCTAGAATCGAATGCCGGGTCGGAAGGCCCATCCCAGATTTCTACCCGTAGGAGATTGACTACAATGGATCGAGTAAAAGTTTTCTTTCAGAACCTGTATGACTGGTATCAGGGCCGCGTTGCCGAGTACCCGCTCGCGACCGCAATCCTGTCACTGATCGGCGGCTTCATAGCCGGCGCGATCTTCTTCTAAGGGGCGCATCATGTTCGGATGGTTTCGCAAACGAAAGGCCCGAAAGCAAGACGACCGGGTAAGCGGCTACCTTCGCCGTGCGAAAGCCATCTGCGACGAGCAAAAGGGTTTCGGCGGTCCTGAAGAGCAGGCCGCCGTTGCCCGAATGCTGCAACGGGAGAACGGCAAGTGAGCGGCCCGACCAAAGGCGTTCGGCTGCCGAAACCCGACGAGCAGGCTGCGATCGCATATGCCAGCTACGACAAGCGGCACCCAGCGGTTACCGGGATCACCGCGGAGCATCGTGCTGTTCACGAGGGCATGTTCTACCGTGCCAGTGTCTACCTCGAAGACATCGTCAACAACGGAAACTCGATCTACTTTGCGCTGCACGTCCCACCGGGAACGTTCCCGCACATTCGGCTTCTGCGCTTCACGTCGTCGGCCGGTCCCGGCCTTTGGCGATTCTACGAAGGCGTGACTTTCCCCGGCAGTCCGATCGGCACGCCGATGGATGTCAGGAACGGCAACCGCAACACGGTGAACAATAGCCCGAGCGGTGATCTTCGTGCCGGCATGGTGCCTTACCATACGGTCACACCGCCGAGCCCGGTGAACGACGGCTTACTGCTCGATACCTTATACCTGCCCGGCGGCGGGAATCGCCGCACGGGTGTCTCTGGTGACGATTCCGGCGAAGAGTGGGTTTTGAAACACAACACCGACTACATGATCGAGTACGTTAATCTCGACGGCGGCGCAAATGTCGATGTCAATTTTCAAACTCTCTGGTACGAACTGGATTACGGGCAGTAGCGTGCCGGTAGGACGTTGCAGAAAAGGCGGGAAGAGTGGCTATCGCTGGGGCAAGTCCGGCAAGTGCTACACCGGCCGGGGCGCAAAGAAAAAGGCCGCGCGACAAGGTCGGGCGGCCTATGCAGGCGGATATCGGAAGAAGCGCTAGTCAAGCGGCCCGGCGTACCACAAGGCCCACGACGAACCTTTGAAGTAGGTCATCTTCACGGGCGTCCCCCGCCCACGATCTACGCCCTTGATCTGGTTCCCCTTCAGACTGTAGAACGTGCCGTCTTCAGCGACGACGCGATAGAAGTAGCCGTTTTCGTGGCTACCCTCTTCAACGATCAATCCGATTTTCGGTTTCGCGCACACATCATTCTCCTTTGTCGTAAACGTCGGCGAGGATCACCATTCCGCCGATGACGGCAACGACCGCGTCGTTGTTCGAGGGCTTCGCCATGTGCTCGTTTGCTTCATCATCATCATCGAAGATGGCAGTCACGAGCAGAAGCTTCCCCATGCTCCGCACGCAGAGCTTCGTCTCGTTTCCGGGTATCGGGTAAAGCTTCATTAGAACTTCCTCGCACAGATCGGGCCGATGCCCGCGGCAACGCTCTTCTCGTCTTCGAGCGGCCTGTTACAAACACCACACCGACCGACGAGCTTCCCGTAGGCTTTGGAAGCCTCGAACGGATCCGCAGCGATCGCGGTAAGAGCCTCAACGATCTTGCCCGAGTAGGTCGAGCCCGGCTTCTGCGATCCGTACCGCTCGTTCGAGCCGTACTCTGCGCCGTCCTTAACGAAGATCCAGCCTTCCCATTTTCCCGACGTAACGTTGTCGATCTTGACCTTCAGCCGGGTGTCACCGCCGGGAACTGCGTACAGCCCGCTCGGAACTTCGGAGAGATCGAGACCGCTGGCCGGCTTGGCTGCGGGCTTTTCCCGGTTCGCGCTCTTCTTGGCCGCGGCGT